AAAATCTAATAAACGAAGTTACGTTCACAATGTATCAGGGATTGATACGAGTAGGACATAACGAAGAAATAACAGCTTCAGAGGTTGCCGACTTTATTAGAGCAATGCCAGGAGTAACAAGAGTATCAGCAGTTGATTCTAATGAGGATATCAACATAGTTGTGCTTAAGGTAAAAATCCTTACAACAAAACCAGGACCAGTGGTATTTGAGAAGTTAAAAAAAGACGCATTTAAGTTAGTACCAAATATCAAAAAGGTAGATATATCAGGTAAATCAATCGAGAAAATAGAGTAATGATATTCGGTAGTCAAAATGATTTTAGCCTATTCGTAGGAATAAACAGGGAGTTACTTTCAGATGTAGTGGAGCAAGATGTGTTGTACTATAAAATATCATTGGAAGACACTCAGGTTAACATCTATGGAGAGGGAACAGAAAAGACGTACTGGTCTCCACTAAAACTAAACTGCTTAATCACAAGAGGTGATCAAGTGGTTACTACAGATGAATTTGGACCAGACCTTACAAGAGATGCATCATTTGCATTCCTTAGAGAGGACTTAGTGGACGTAAATACCGTTCCTGAGGTAGGAGACATCATCATGTGGCATGAGAATTACTATGAGGTTGATTTAGTTAAAGAGAACCAATTATTCCTAGGAAAGGATAACTCGTACAACCTAACAGATTACGGATCTAAATTTGGAGCATCAATCTCAATCATTTGCCAATGTCACTTAACAAGAGGAGATAGAGTGGCAATAACACAACAAAGAACATAATGGCACTAACAAGGAAACCGATACCTAAATCTCAAGTTGAGCTATCACAAGAGACCGTTACGCCTTACCTAAATCAAGGTAAAGCACCTGTGCCTGCAAATAAAAGAAGAGAGAACCAAAGAACGTTAAAAGGAGATGATGTAAAACAATTTACAGTAGGACTACAAGATGTGGATTCTGCTATCATTTTCTACTTTAATAACGTAATTAGACCTTCTGTTATTCAAAACTCAGTTAAGATAAACGTACCAGTTATGTACGGTTCACCAGAAAGATGGGCAGCAGTACAGAAAGAGGGATTCGTTAGAGATAAGAACGGTAAGATACAGACTCCACTTATCATGTTTAAGAGGGACTCTATTGAAAAAAATAGATCACTTGGTAACAAGATGGATGCAAACAACCCAGTACACTTTGGTGTATTTGAAAAAAAATACTCAACTAAGAACGTATACGATAGATTCTCTACACTAAACAATAGAGAACCTGTACGAGAATTCTACGGAGTAATTATGCCTGACTACGTAAACATAACGTATTCGTGTACTATTTTTACAGAGTATGTAGAGCAAATGAATAAAATAGTTGAGTCAATTAACTTTGCTTCTGATTCATATTGGGGAGATCCTGAGAGATTCAAATTTAGAGCAGCTATTGATAACTACTCAACAACAACAGAACTAGCTCAGGGAACAGACCGTACAGTAAAGACTACCTTCCAAATTAAAATGGCAGGATACATTGTATCGGATGCAATTAATACTTCAGTAGGTAATCCAAATAAATTCTTCTCTAAGGCTGCAGTTAGCTTTGGAATGGAGACAGCAGGATCGTCTGAGATATTAACAGCTAAAGCATCTACTGCAGCTAAGGAGTCCTCTAATAGATTCTACGATTCAAATGCAGGTAGAGTTATCAATAACCAAACTATTAATAATACGTTTGTTAGTGGTAGTGGATTGACACCAGAAGAAAAAGCATACCTAAGTCTATCTACAGTAGTAGATACAGGTACTACAGCATACTCAATTAGTACTCCTCAGAACAACATTACGTTCTTTGACGTAACAATTGCAACACCTCCATCAGGATACCCTGCATTAGAGGTAAAGGACTTCCAGGTATACATAAATGGGTTGGCAGCAGAGCTACCATCGATAGATGCAATATACCAAGATGGAGCAAATGTGGTTATTGACTTCAATAGCACACTAGGTTATTCGATATTTAATGGAATGGAGATAACGTCAATAGGTAAATACATAGTTTAATGGCTCAGATATTTTGGGAACAAATACGAGATGCACTTCCTTTAGAAGGCAAATTCTTAACAGGTAGCTTATCAACCTCAGGTTCGATAGGCGTTACTGGTTCCATATACTACAATGGCCAACTGCTTGAGGATTTTATCACAAGCCAACTAGTAACAGGAAGCAATGACTGGAGTACACTTGTAAACAAACCAGCCAATCTATTCTCAGGATCATTTATTGCAGGAGAGAATATACAGATTACTCAAGTTGGACAAAGTGTAACAATATCAGCTGCAGATAACATACTACCAGCAGGTACAGTAAGTGGATCTCAGCAAGTTAACTTTGCTTTAATATCAGGAAAACCTTCTGGACTTGTTAGTTCATCGGCACAGATCTTACCTATATCAACAGGTTCTGTTGTGGATTTCAAGACTAACGTCGAGAATGTAATGGGAAGAGCTTATGTCGAATCTACAGTTGATGGTAATTATTTACTATTTACAAGACAAGACGGAACAGCTGATTTTGTTGACTTAGGATTAATTGTACCTTCAACTCCAACAGGATCTTTAGTATATAGTGGATCGTTTAGTACCAATAACACCATCCTTACTCTTTACAGAGCTGATGGGAATATCGATGTGAGTCTAGCAGGACTTGCAGGAAGTATAAATGGAGGAGACGTTACATCTGTGTTTGCAGGAGAGGGTCTATCAGGAGGAGGAGAAAATGGGGATTTAATCCTTACAGCAAATACCTCTCAGACTTACGGTACTGAAGTAGTTAATGACTATATAGGTATAGCAACAGGATCATTCAAGTTTGTAGATGCAGTACTTAAATCAGGTATATTTAGACAAACAGGGTCATTCTGGTCTACCACAAATGATATAAAAATAACTGGTTCATTCGATATTGCATTAGATGGAACATCAGATCAATTCACAGTATCGGTATCAGGATCAGAAAAAGTTAAAGTAAATACACAAGGTGTAGTTCAACTAGCACCTCAATCAATAACACCAGATGCAGTACCAGGAGGCATATTCTATAGCTCGAGCGATGCATTCTATGTAGGTTTCAATAACTAACAATATTTATTAATAAATTAAAATAATATAAAATGGCAGATTGGAAAAAGCTCGTCGTATCGGGCAGTAATATATCACAGTTAGCTAACGATGCAGGATACTTAACTATAGTTACCTCTCCTGTTAGGAATGCATTTGCTTCGGCATCCTATAATGGTACAGTCCTAATAGCAGACAGTGCTTCAGGATCTTTAGCATTTGCATCAGGATCAGGACAGGGTTTAACCATCTCTGCTAATGCAACAACCGATACTTTAACGTTTGGTTTAGCTGCAGTACCTAACTCAAGTTTAGCCAACTCAGCAGTTACTATAACAGCAGGATCAGGTTTAACAGGTGGTGGATCTACAAGTTTAGGAGCAACCTCTACACTAAATATAGGAGCAGGTACTCACATTACTGTAAATGCCGATGACGTAGCAGTTAACACTGCAACGTTAATACCAGCAATAACAGGATCTATCTACACAGGAGTAACCGGAGACGTTACAATCACATCAGCAGGTGTTGCTACGATAGCAGCAAACTCTGTAGCATTGGGAACTGATACAACAGGAAACTATGTAGCTACTTTAGGAGCAGGAACAGGGGTAACTATAGGAGCAAATACAGGAGAAGGATCAACACCTACAATTGCTGTTAATTACGGATCTACATCTAATACAGCAGTACAAGGTAGTACTACAATATCGTTAACAGGTACAGCAAACGAGGTTGAGATTACAGGAACTACTGCACAAGCATTGGGAGCAGGACCTTCTTACACAATTGGTTTACCGAATGATGTTACAATTGGAAACAATTTGACAGTAACAGGTGACTTATTTGTAAATGGTACAACTACTCAAGTAAATACATCTGAATTATTCATAGAGGATAAGTTCATCATACTAGCATCAGGATCTGCAGCAACAGGAGATGGAGGTATTATTATCGACAGAGGATCGGATGCACAAGGAAATATTGCTTTTGGATTTGACTCAGCTACAGACAGATGGGGATTCCAAAATGGATTAGTAGATACAGGAAATGCGATTGCAATTGGTACAAACGGAAATAGCGCATTTGTAGGATACGTATTTACAGAAGCAGCTCACACATCAGCACCAACAACAGGAGAATTTGTAGCAGCAGGAGCAATCTATACTGCAACATCAGGAGATATTTACATCTATTCATAATAAGTTAAAACAATAGTTACATGGGATTATTAGATAAGGTAGTACCTTCTCAAAAAAAACAAGAGGATGCACTAACACCTCAAGAGTTAGAATTCATAATGAAGAAGATGAGGAGTGCAACATATGTAGGAGATGAATTTGAACTATTCTACACAGTCTTTGTTAAGTTAACAAAAGAGTTGCAACAAGCACAAAAATAGATAAAGAGAGCCCATTAGGGCTCTTTTTTTTGTTAGTTGATTCTTTAAAAAAAAATCCCTAACTTCAATTAAAACAATCAATATGAACGTATTCACAATAGAGAACCTAACTCTCGACGAAATCAAACTACTACGTCAATCGCTTAATATAATTGAGATCAAAGGATCTTCGGCTATCTTTGTAGCCAACCTACAGATTAAGCTCGACAATGAATTATCTCAAATTCAAACTATGCTTGCACAGGAAGAAGCAAAGAAGGCATCCGGTGTCAAAAAGATAGAGAAGGCTATTAAAGCAGAATCGTAACATATTTATATTATATATTATAGACCCGTAAGGGAAGTGGGCAGGCAGACCTGTAACCAATCGTAATAAAGTAGAATATGCCGTCATGGAAACGCGTTGTAGTCAGTGGATCTGATGCAGCTTTAAACTCTCTTAATGTAACCGCAGCTCTAACAGCAAGCGGTATCATATACCCTTCATCCGATGGTACCTCAGGACAGGTACTAGTAACAAACGGATCAGGTCAATTATCATTTAGTACAATATCAAGTGGAGGTACAGGATCTAGTGTAAAACTAAGTCAAACTGTAGGAGCTACCACATGGTCATTTGCACACAACCTAAACGAGAAATTCCCCGCAGTTACTATATACGACAGTAACGATGAAGTAATAATTCCTCAAAAAATAGATGCAATAGATAACAACAATATGTTAATCTATTTTTCATCACCTACAACAGGTACTGCAGCAGCAGTAGTAGGAGGAACTACAGTGAGTTCATCATATTCTCTTTATGCACAAACAGCATCATACTTACCAAACCCAACAGTATCAGGTTCAATAGGACCTGTGGATTCTATTTACTTTAATACCTCAAGTGGAGTTAGTGTAAATGCAGCTGAAATAGCTTGGAATCCAACAGACGGTACCTTCGATATGGGGTTATTAAATGACGTAACTCTACAAGTAGGACAAGAGATGCATTTCTACGGAAAAGCATCAGGAGCAATCTCTAACGGAGATGCAGTAATGTTTGCCGGTAGTCAAGGAGATCATATCCTTATTTCAAAAGCAGCACAAGCTACAATTAATGAACACCCAGAATACTTTATAGGAGTAGCTACTCAAGCCTTTACTAATAATGAATTTGGATACGTAACAGTACTGGGTAAGGTAAGAGGATTAAATACCCTAGCCTATACCCAAGGAGCAGTTCTATACTTCGATTCACAGGGAACAACAGCAGGTGCTTTAACATCTACAAAACCAGTAGCTCCAAATGCTAAAATAGAGGTAGCTGCAGTTATTAGGGTTCATGCCAACCAAGGTATCTTAGAGGTTAGACCTCATGTTATGCCTAAATTAGAGGACATACAGGATGTAGGCATTACCAGTGCAACTGCAGGTGATTTACTAGTAAGAAACAGTAATACTTGGAGAAATACAAAACAACTATCAGGTTCATACAGCATAACAGGTTCGTTAAACTCAACAATACAACTTCCAGACAACTCAGCAACACCATCAGCATCAAATGCCGGTTCTATGCGATATAGAGTATCGGGAAATAATTCTTATGTAGATATGGTAATGCAAACAGGAGCTACGACATATACCTGGGTTAATATAGTACAAAATAATTGGTAATAGATAAATAATGGCAAAAAAATATACAGCTGACATAATAGAGGCTACCTCGATTACAGGATCACTTTTAGGAACTGCTACTCTTGCTTCTGCATTAGTACCAGGTAACAAAACAGTAGAGGGAGACTTGACGGTAACTGGTAAAATAACAGCAGAAGAGTTTTATACTGAGCTTGTTTCATCATCTATTGTATACAAATCAGGATCTACTAAATTCGGAGATTCATCAGACGATATAATGAGTGTGACTGGTTCACTTCGAGTACAGGGAAGTATAACAGGATCATTATCGGGTAATGCTTCAACAGCAACTTCAGCATCTTATGCTTTAAGTGCATCATATGCAGTTAATGCTACTAGTGCTTCATCTGTCCCTTATTCAGGATTAACAGGTACTGTTCCAACATGGAATCAAAATACAACAGGTACCGCCGCAACTGCATCTTACGTTCAAAACGCTGTGAGTGCTTCATATGCTTTAAATGCAACAAATGCTGTTAACGCCACAAGTGCTACATCAGCAACTACAGCGACTTCAGCGTCTTACGCGGCTACAGCTACTAGTGCAGCGAGTGCTACAACAGCAGGAAGCGCTACAAGTGCTTCATATGCTGCTACTGCAACAAGTGCAGCAACTGCTACATCAGCTACAACTGCAACCTCGGCATCATCTGTACCTTATTCAGGTTTAACTGGAACTGTTCCAACATGGAACCAAAACACCACAGGATATGCTAAACAACTTAATGGATATAGTAATCAAACAGAAGCTACTATACTAACAGGACCAGCAAATGGTCCAGTTTGGAAAGTAAGATACGATAGTGCTACAGCAAACCGATACGCAGATTTTGGTTTTCAAGACGGAAACGGAGTATACTCATCAGAGTTTAGAATATACAATGGTCAGACACAAGCTAGTAGCTTGTATGATAAAGATAACACAGGATATTACCTAGATCCAGCTTCAACAAGTAATATAAACGTGCTAACAACACAAGGTAATGCTACCTTCTTTAGTCAACTAGCTATTGAAAATCAAAGTACATTTGCTAGACTTGCTTTTAATAAACTTACTTTTTGGGATTGGCAAGGTAGTGGAGATGTGGTTACTATTGATGGAGGATACTTAGAGGCTGCTAATTCACTTAGAGCACCTATCTTCTACGATTCAAACGATACAGGATACTATGTAGATCCAGCTTCAACAAGTAACCTATATGGACTAACAGTTAATCAGACTATATCAGGTAACATATCAGGTAACGCAGCAACAGCAACCAGTGCAACCAATGCTGATACTGTAGATGGATATCATGCATCTGGATTATGGAGAAGTGATGGAGGAGCATGGAATCCTGGAGCTAATATAACATTGGGTCAAACCGCAAATGGTCAAGAATGGTCTTTTGATATAACTAGAAATGGATATACAGGAGGTTATTGGCATGTATGGGATAGTTCTAACAGTACTATGTTAAAAGTTGATGCAGTATCAGGAAAAGTATCAGCTCCTTACAACTTTGTAGGAGCATTAGAAGGAAACGCTACTACAGCAACTAACTTAAGCAACTCTCAATCAACATGGAACTCAGTAGGGGGATATGCTAGTGTTGTTGGAATGTTAGCTTGGAAAAATTACGGGAACAATCACGTAATATTTGATGCTTCAAATTCAACTACTCCAAGTGGTGGTGGATGCAATAATACAAACCCACAAGTTGGCTGGACAGGGTCATACCCTACAATAATGGGATGGAACGGAACAAACACATTTGGGGTTAGAGTAGACAGTGCAAATAATTCAGATACAACTTCCCAAAGAAGTTTTAACTACTTATATGCTAGCTCTTACCTAGAAACATCAGGACCAGTATATGGTACAATATTTTACGATAATAATGATAGAGGGTATTACATGGACCCTAATTCATTAAGTAATTTATACAATTTACAACTAACAGGAGGTAAACATACCTACCTTTACATAAACCCTGGTAATGGTTACGAAGCTATGGTTAGATATAATGGGGGTTCAGGAAATACATGGTATGCTGGTAAAAGAATAACAGGTACAGTACAGGCTGGCACTGATGGATTTCATTTTTACTCGGATGCTGGGGGAGACACTGTAGTTGGATTTGGAACTGATGGAACTATACGAGGCAAAGGGGATGTGGTTGCATACTCATCATCTGACAGACAATTAAAAGACAATATTACTCCTATAGAAAATGCTTTAGAAAAAGTAAAACAAATAGGTGGATATACATTTGATTGGAATGATAAGCAAACTACCTATGAAGGACATGACGTAGGAGTTATTGCTCAGGAGATTGAAGCTGTATTACCAGAAGTTGTCACAACAAGAGATACAGGGTTTAAAGCTGTTAAATATGAAAAAATAGTTCCACTTCTTATTGAAGCAATAAAAGAACAACAAACTCAAATTGAGAACCAACAATCTCAAATAGACGAATTAAAAGCACTAGTAAAAAGTCTAGTAGGATAATAATATTTTAATATTTATATTAAAACAAGGATACATCAAGTATGATAATAGATAGCGGACTAGTAACAGGATCATTACAGGTTATAGGAAATACAACTATGACCGGATCCCTGTCAGTTACAGGAGATATAAACGGAACACTAAAAGGAACTGCACAAAATGCTACTTCGGCATCGTATGCCGTAAGTGCTTCTTTTGCACAATTTGCCGCTACACCAACAGTACAGGGAGTTCAAGGACTACAAGGAAGACAAGGTACTTCCGGTGTAAATGGATCTCAGGGTACTCAAGGAATCCAAGGTCTACAAGGACTACAAGGAACCACAGGTATTCAAGGTACCTCAGGGACTAACGGAAGCCAAGGTATAACTGGTGCTCAAGGAGCAATAGGAAGCCAAGGAACTAGTGGAACAAATGGAGCACAAGGTACTACAGGTCAAACAGGAGCTCAAGGTACTCAAGGTATCCAAGGAACTACCGGATCAACTGGTAGTCAAGGAGCAACAGGTTCTCAAGGTACAACTGGACAAACTGGAGCTCAAGGAATTCAAGGTACTGCTGGTTCAAATGGTGCTCAAGGAGCTACCGGAGCACAGGGTAGTACAGGTTCTCAAGGTACAACTGGTACTCAAGGGGTACAAGGAGTACAGGGTATTCAAGGAACTAATGCAGGTATTACTTCTTATACTAATGCTTCTGATAATAGAGTATTGACTTCGGTTAATAGCTCAACTATTAATGCTGAGGCTAACTTAACGTTTGACGGTAGTACGTTACAAGTAACAGGATATACAAGATACGGAGGAACATCAGCATACTCTAGTACAGGATTAGATAGTAACGGATTCTACCAAGATGTAACCGGTACTACAGCAGCTCATGGTACAATGAGATTGCAAAGTAACGCTATATCGGGAATTAATAGCTATAATGGACTTAAATTTGGAGCACTAGCTTTAGGTAATGCTTCTGAAGGATTTACAATATATACAGGAGGATACGATAATAACAGATTATCAATAAACTCATCAGGTAACGTTGCGATTGGTAGTACACCAAACAGCTCGTATAAACTAGATGTTAACGGGAATATTAGAGCTTACATGTCTAACTTAGAGTTAGACTATACAGGCGCTGTAGGAGGTATACGATGGGGTGTTAACCCATACATAAACGGTGTAGCAAATGGAGGATTTGAAATTAGAGATATCACGAATGGTCTTTCTAGATTTAACATATCATCAGGAGGTGCAGTAACTGCTACTGTAGATATGAGATCCCCTATCTTCTACGATTCAAACGATACAGGATACTACGCAAACCCAGCTTCAACTAGTTTATTTAGTACCCTAAATGGAGCTTATATAGGAGTTGCCAATTCAAGTAGTACAACCGGTAACGGTATCTCTCTATATAACGGAGGAGTATCTGGACAACCTAGTTATGGTTTAATGTTTGCAGGAACACCTACTTTTGGTACTCACGGATCAGTATCAGGAGACTGGGCTACGTATTTTACAATGAACGACGATAGTTCAAGAGGGTGGATATTTAGAAGAAGTGGTACCAACGTAGCATCTGTATCAGGAGGAGGGATTTTACAGACATCAGGATACATATATTCATCTACATATGTACAGTCAGGTCAGAGTATGTACTCGCCAATTTATTACGATGCTAATGATTCGGCATACTATACAGATCCAAACTCTGCAACTACCTCTGCTAGAATAGCAGGAAGTGTATTTTCAGATGGTGCTTTCGGAAGTAATGGACACTCATCAGGAGGTGTAACATCTCGTGTTTTTGCACCCAAAGGAGC